GAGATCGTGATCCCGGCGCCAGACGACGTGCACGACGCCCATGTCTTCCGGTCGGTGCAGCCGTTGAATACGGATGCAGCCACGGCTTCCAGTGTCGCGCGGAAGGAGCTGGCGAGGAAGCTTCTTGCCGCCATCGGCGTTCGTCCCGAGGACCTGTTGCCTACTCAGTACACCACCAACCATGGGAAAGGCGCATGACCATCACCCCCGAGCAGCTGGAAACGATCGGCCCACTGTGGGCGCGGCTGAAGGAGCTGGAGTCTGCGCGGATGCTGCTGGCGCGGGCCGGGCATCTGGCGGTGACGGTGGTGGATGGGACCGAGGCGCAGGGTACGGCGCAGGCGCCCCCCAGCTTCACCATGGGCGGCACCCCGCAGGAGCTGGCCGGCGTCGCTGGTGCGGTGGCTGCGGCGCTGGAGGCGCAGGCCGCGGCGGTGAGGGAGGAGCTGGCGTTGCTGGGGGTGAAGCCGTCGGTGGAGCGCGCCGCCCATGACGCGTCGGACGTGGTTGCCGCCGCACTTGTCACGACTGCGCCTCGCAAAAGCGCCAAGCCTGCTGGCAGGAAGCGCTGATGGACTGGCTGGTGATGCTGGCGGTGGTTGGCCTGGCCCTGGCGGCGGAATGGCGCTGGGGGCCGGTGGTGCGGGAGGCGGAGCGACACCTGCATGCGGATTGAGCATGCCCATGACGCCGCACAACTCCTGCAGCGCCGCCGCGCCGCACGCGCATCGCTGGAGGACTACGCCGGCTACATCGAGATCCCCGACCGCCCGGTAAGCGAGGACGTGGACGAGGATAGCTTCGAGGTCTACGACGGGCCGATGGCGCTGCACCACCGGGTCATCTGCCGCGCCATCCAGCGCTGCGTGCACAAGCGGCATGGGCGCTTGATGATCATGGCCCCACCCGGCGCGGCCAAGTCCACATTTACCTCGGTGGTGGCGCCGACCTGGATCATGGGCGCCATCCCGCGCTCCAAGCTCATCCTGGCGTCGTATGCGTCGGAGCTGGCCGAGCGGCAGTCCCGCAAGGCGCGGCAGATCGCCCGCTCCCAGCGCTTCAACACGCTGTTCGATACCGCCATCCCGACCGACAACCGCGCCGCCGACGAGTGGGGGCTGACCAACGGGTCGACCTTCATGTGCGGCGGCATCCTCTCCGGCCTCACCGGCAACCGCGCCACGGTGGCCATCGCCGATGACCTGATCAAGGGCCGCAACGAGGCTGAGTCCGAGACGCTGCGCAAGCGCACCTGGGAGGCATACCGCGACGACCTGCGTTCGCGCCTGGTGTCCGGCGGCTCGCTGATCCTGATGAACACCCGCTGGCACATGGAAGACGTGTCCGGGATGATCCTGCCGCGCGAGTGGAATGGCGAGAGCGGCACCTTCATGGGGTCCGACGGCCTGGAGTGGGAGGTGATCTCCCTGCCGGCCAAGGTGGAGACGTCGCTGCAGGAAGCCACCGACCCGCTTGGCCGCAAGGTGGGCGACTACCTGTGGCCGGAGAACTGGGACCGCGGCCACTGGGTGCAGTCCGACCCGGCGCTGGGCGCGCGCGACACCAACACGCCGACCGGCCGGCGTGCCTGGTATTCCATGTACCAGCAGGTACCGCACCCGGACGACGGCATCCTGTTCCGGCGCGAGGACTTCCGCTGGTACGAGCGCGGCGAGGCGCCGTCCCGCCTGCGGCACTACATGGCCGCCGACTGGGCGCTGTCCGACCAGCTGCTGTCCACCGACCCGGACTGGACGCGGGTGGTGGTGGCTGGCCTTGACGACGGCAAGAACGAGGACCTGCTGCCGCGGCTGTACCTGCTGGACGCCTACAGCGCGCGCAAGGGCGAGGAGATCACGGTGCCTGCCGTGGTGCGGCTGATGAAGAAGTGGCGGCGCAAGCTGCGCAAGTACATCGGCGAGCATGGCAACATCGAGAAGCTGATCGCCGGCCTGATCCGCCGCGAGTGCAAGGACCAGAAGGTGCCGGAGGTGCCGCGCCTGATCCTGCCAACGGCCGGCGCCGGCAACAAGGTGGCCAAGGCCGGCGCATTCCGCAAGCTGGTGGAGGAGGGGCGCGTCTACCTGCCGATCGGCGAGGCATGGGCCGAGGAGTTCGTGGCCGAGTGCTGCGCCTTCCCGGGCGGGGCGCATGATGACTTCGTGGACGTGGGCAGCCTGTTCGGCCGGGCCATGGGCGAGATGCTCAACGCGCCGGGCGCCGCCACCGCCGAGGAGCGGGAGAAGCCGCTGACCCCGCTGACGTACGAATGGTGGGAGCGGCAGGCCAAGTATGAGAACATCGAGCGCGCCGAGCGCGAACGGCAATTCCGATGACCAGCCAGGGCTACCCGAATGTCCACCACGCCTGAAGAACTGCAGATCGCCGCCGCCGCCACGCAGGCGGCCAACGCCATGACCGACGAAGCGGCCGGCGTGGACGCCAAGAATCGCGCCGCCGAGCGAGAGCAGGTCAAGCGCTGGCAGCGCACCATCTCCGAGGCGCGGGACTTCGACAAGGCCGCCTACAGCATGATGGGCACCTGCCGCGGCTACGCCGCCGGCCTGTCCGCCTACGAGGTGTCGGTCAACGTCCTGGGCTCCAACATCGACATCATGAAGGCGTTCCTGTACGCGCGGAACCCACAGGTGGCGGTGACGCCGGCGCGGCAGACCTCATTGCCGCCGGTGGAGCGGCCGCAGGCCCCGGTGCCGCCGGAAAACCCGATGGACAAGCTGCTGCAGCTGCCAGGGGTGGCCGGCGCCACGCAGGATCCGGCGCAGGCACAGGCGCTGCTGCAAAGCCCGGAGGTGGCAGCGCGCGTGGGCCCGAAGCTGACCGAGTACCAGATGCAGTACGCGCAGTACCAGATGCACCTGGACATGTACACCGCGCAGATGCAGGCGTATGGCCAGGAGATGCGCAAGCGCGCCATGCTGCGCAATGAGCGCAAGCGCTTCGCCGAAACGCTGGACATCCTGGTGTCCAAGAGCTGGGACCTGGCCGAGCTGAAGGAGGAGATGCGCGCCAACATCAGCACCGCGCTGACCTGCGGGCTTGGCTGGATCAAGATGGTGTGGCAGGAAGACAATGGGATGGACCCCATTGCGCTGAAGAAGCTCAACTCGCTGCAGGAGAACATGCAACTGGTGGAGGAACTGCGCAAGCAGGCCACCGACCCGACCAGCACGCCACATCTGGACCAGCTGCAGCAGCGCATCGCCGAGATCATCGCCGGCATGCAGCAGCAGAAGGAGGTGGTGGTTGCGCGAGGCCTGGTGGTGGACAACATCTCACCGGAAGACATCACGGTGCCGCTTGGCGTGACACGCGTGTCGAAGGTGTCCAGCTACCCGTGGATCGACCAGCGCGCTTTCATGCGCCTGGAGGCGGCGAAGGTTCGCTACCGCGGGCACGACGATGAGACATGGCGCAAGGCCACGCGCTACAGCCAGCGCAAGCCCACGATCCGCCTGAACGTCGCCGCTGCCGATCATCCCAGCTGGGAACTGACCGACGCCTCCAGCGCATCGCAGTTCACCGCCAGCAGCGACGGCAAGATGGTGGCGATGTGCGAGAGCAGCGGTGGCGACTTCATCTGCGTGCACGAAACCTGGGACAAGGTGGACGGCCTGATCCGCACCTGGGCCGAGGGGATGGACTGCTACCTGCTGCCGCCTCATGCGCCGGAAGTGCCGATCACCCGCTTTTTCCCGTTCTTCTGCGTGGCGCCAATCGAAGTGGATGGAGAGCGTTACCCGCAGTCCAACGTACAGCGCAGCTACCAGCTGCAGGACGAGCGCAACTCGCGCCTCACCGCCATGAAGCGCCAGCGTGACCGCGCGCGGCAGGGCATCCTGGGCGACGCCGGCGCCATCGACAAGGACGAGGCCGGCAAGATCAACGAGTCGGTGGAAGGCGAGATCACCTACGTCTCCACCACTGGCGACAAGCCGATCCAGAACGTGTTCATGGCCAAGCCCGTGGTCCAGCTGGACCCGGCGCTGTACCAGGTAGAGACGATCGACCGCGACATCGAGCGCATCTGGGGCGTGCAGCAGGCGCTCCAGGGCACCGTGCGTGTCGAGCAGACCGCCACCGAGTCGGAGATCCAGCAGCAGGGGTTCTCGGCGCGGACCGCCTATATGCGCGAGCCCATGGAGGCCGCGCTGTCGGACATGTCGGTGGCCACCTCGGAGATCCTGCTGCAGCGGCTGACCCCGGAAGATGCCATGGCATATGCCGGCCCGGGTGCGGTGTGGCCGGAAGCCACCTCGGTGTCGGACCTGGCCTCACTGGTCACCGTGTCCATCAAGGCCGGAAGCTCCGGCAAGCCCAACCTGTCGGCCGAGCGCCAGGCGTGGTCCACGCTGCTTCCGCTGGCCCAGGGCCTGATCCAGCAGATCGGCCAGCTGCGCAACTCCGACCCGGCCAACGTCGCCGACACGTTCGAACACCTGCTGTCCATCACCATGGACCTGTCCGGCGTGCAGAACATCCCGATCGACGAGATCACCCCGCGCGAGTCCATGCCGCAGCCTCAGCCACAGCAGGCCGATGCCGGCGCGCCACCGGCTTTCCCCGCGCCGCATAACGCCGCACCACCCATGCCCGATGACTTCGCCGCCGGCCCGACCGGCCCGAACAACCCCAACCCCAACATGCTGAATTGACGGAGAGAGCATGAGTACGAAAGAGATCACCGCCGAGATGACCGAGGCGGACGTGGTGAACGCGGCGCTGGCCGCGGCCGAGCTGGAAGAAGCCCCGCCTGCCCAGGTGGAGGACCCGGCGCCGGCTGAAGAAGCCGAGCCGACTGACCCGCCGCCGCCTGCCGAAGACGCCCCGCCGGCCGAGGATCCGGCCCCGGAGGAGCCCACACCCGAGGAAGTGCCGCCGGAGGAGCCGCCGCCGGCCGAGGAGCTGACCGAGGAGCAGAAGGCCAACCAGGAGGCCGACGAGGCGGCCAAGGCCATCGGCATCCGGTCGGAGCGCTCCACCGAGAAGTTCCGCGAGGTCTACAACGACGCCAAGAAGGTGCTTCCGGCGGTGCGCGCAGAGCTGGAGCAGGTCCGCCCGGCCGCCGAGCGCTGGGAACACACCATGCGCTTCGTGCAGGAGCACAACATCTCCCCGGAGATGTACGGACAGGCCATGAACATGATGGCCGGCCTTGCTTCCAACGACCTGGGCGTGCTGGAGAAGGTCGCAGGCGCCCTGGAGGCCGAACTGCAGCGCGTCAACCAGCGCCTTGGCCGGGAGGGCGCCGGTTTCGACCCGCTCTCCACGCCGGAGAACCACGACCTGCGCATGCGCGTGGAGACCGGGGAGATCGACCGCTCCGCGGCGCTGGAGATAGGCCGCCTGCGCCATGCCAACAGCCACAACGAGCAGGTGCGAGCAGAGCAGCAGCGACGGCAGCAGGAGGCAGACAGCGCGGCTGAGGCGCGCAACCAAGCTGTGGCCGAGCTTGACAGGCTCGGCGAGGAGCTGTCGAAGCTGGACCCGAACTTCGCGGCAAAGTCCGCCGCCATCGAGCCGTCCATGAAGGCGATGATCGCCCGCCTGCCGCCGCGGGAGTGGGCCGCGGCCTACAAGGAGGCCTACATGGGCTTCCAGTACACGCCGCCGCCTGCCGCGCGCGCCGCGCCCGCGCCCACGCCGCTGCGACACCAGCCTCTGCGCCCCAGCGCCGTGCCTGGAGGCGCCGCCGCCGCGCCGGTACAGACGGAAGCTGACGTGGTGGCCGAGGCGCTGCGCCAGGCCGCCGCGCTCGATGGTGTGCCGTTCAAGGGTTGACACGCCCTGATCTATACCGATACGTTATAGGCGCCCCGCCATGGGGCGCCCGCTACAGGTCTAGGCCGGGATGACCTCCGGTAGCGTCGGAAGTTCGAGCATGACGCGGCTCGAAGCGGACAGGTGAACACACCCTTTCCTTCTTCCAGAGAGCGCCAACATGCCTTTCAACCAGACGCAGATCGACCAGATCGGTCACTACGCGATCAACTTCTACGCCAAGAATGAACCCGTGGACCAGGTGAACACCGGCCACCCGTTCTACGACTGGCTGGTGCGCAACAAGCAGGAGGAGCCGGCCGTCGGCCAGTTCTTCAGCGAGAACATCTACATCTCCAACGACTCGAACGGCCAGAACTACTTCGGCGCCGATCAGGTCACCTACAACAGCCGTGACCCGGGCCGCCAGACCCAGTGGGCCTGGTACAACTACCACAACGGCTTCGGCTTCGATGAGGACACCCTGAAGGCGGCTGGCGTCATCAAGACCGACGACCGCGAAGCGCAGGCGTCCGAGGCCGAGCGCTCCATCCTGATGAACCGCCTGAAGGTCGCGTACATGTCGATGCGCCTGGGCACGCAGGAAGACCTGGCCATCGAGTTCCTGTGGGACGGCACCCAGTCCACCAAGGCCGTGCCGGGCGTGGGTAATATCATCTCGCTGACCCCGAACACCGGCACCGTCGGAGGCATCGACGCGGGCACCAACACCTACTGGCGCAACAACACCAGCCTGGGCATCGTGACCAGCACGCCGGCCAACGGCAACATCAACGCCGCGCTGAAGTCGATGTGGCGCGCCAACACGCGCCGCGGCGGCGCCGCCCCGACCGTAATCTTCGCCGGCCAGGCCTTCATCGAAGCCCTGGAAGCCGAGAACCGCGCCATCTCGCACCTGAACGTGACGATGGACAACAGCGGCCGCGGCACCAGCTACGACGGCGGCGTCAACAAGACCGACTTCAACGGCATCCCGGTCATCTGGGACCCGACGTTCGAGACGATCGACGCCAAGTACAGCCCGGCCACCCCGTACACCAAGCGCGCCTACATGGTGTCCGAGCGCGCGCTGGTGCTGCGCCCGGTCCAGGGCTTCTGGATGCTGGATCGCAAGCCGCCGCGCGTCTACGACCGCTACGTCCACTACTGGGGCCGCACCGCGTCGTACCGCCTGACCACCAACCGCCGCAACGGCCTGGCCGTTCTGTCGATCGCCTGATCCTGAGCAGCCCGGCCAGCCTATACTGGCCGGGCTTTTCCAGACCTTTTCCGGAGAATTTGCAATGACCATGCTCAAGAATCTGCCGAACGTCGACATGACGGCGGTGGCGGCACAGGCGGCGGTGAAGCTGGGTGAAACCCCGTTCTTCCCGGGCGGCAACTGCATCCTCAACCTCGATGAGCCGATCGGCGGTGCCGGCGTGCTGCTGGTCGAAGGCTCGGCAGACGGTTCGACCAACTGGTCCACCCTGGCCACCCTCAACGCGGCCACCACCGCGCCCCTTCACGTCGAGATTTCGCCGAATCCGCTATGGATTCGCACGCGCGTGACCACCGTGGGCACGGGCACCCTGTCCCCGACTCTCGAAGGTATCCAGTGATGGCCAGCAACCAGAACAAGCCGGCGGAAGCCGACAAGACCAACGACACCCCCGCCACCGGCCTGGGTGAGGCCCTGCGCGCGCCGGACGTGCGCGCCGATGGCCTGACCGCCGAGCAGGCGGCAGCAGCCACCGCGCCGGCCCCGGACGGCCCGCCGGTGCCCTCGCAGCAGGCCGGCCTCAACGTCACCCGCAAGGTGAAGGACGAGGACAAGGACGGCCACCAGGATCCGGTCGGTCCTCGCAAGACCGTGGGCGTCTACCACATCCTGGTCGAGCGTTCGAACAACGAGAAGATCTCCTCCGAAGCGCTCGCGCACGAGATCCCGATCCTGTACGCGCTGCATGGCGAGGATCACGTCACCTTCCCGGGTTACGACGTGGACACCGACGTGAGCGACGTGGAGCCGATCTACGAGGTGGAGATCGACGACGATCCGCAGTCGATCCTGGACACCCTGCGCCTGAAGTTCAACAACAAGTCCGACGGCGACGTGGTGATGCGCGTCTACCGCGACGCCGATGAACTTGCCAGCAAGGCTGGCTTCACCAAGCGCAAGGGCAAGGCGAAGGTGCGACCGCAGTCCGACAACACCGACGCGCGCCGCAAGGCCAGGTAACCAGGCAGGGGCGGGAAACCGCCCCTTCCTGCAAGGGGAGCCGTGATGTCGTTCGAGCAAGCACACCGCCTGATCCTGGAGTTCGAAGGCGGAAAGTCCGACGATCCGAGGGATCCGGGTGGGCGCACCAATCTTGGCGTGACCCAGCAGACCCTGGACACCTTCCGGAAGAAAAACCCCTCCTGGGGGTTGCCGGCGGACGTGTTTGATTTGAACGTGGGCGAGTCCGGCATGATCTACAAGCAAGGCTACTGGGACGAGATGCGATGCGACGAAATGCCGGGGGGCATCGCGCTGATGGCGTTCGACTGCGCGGTCAATCAGGGGTCGGGGCGAGCCAAGCGGCTGCTTCAGACATCGGCCAAGGTGACGGCGGACGGGATCATCGGGCCGGCGACACTGAATGCGGTGAAGGCGGCCGACCAGGAGAAGCTGCGGGCCGAGTTCGCGGCCCAGCGCGTGATGGCATACATCAGCACCGGCAGGATGGCCACGTTCGGGCTTGGCTGGATGAGGCGCTTGATGCGCGTCCTCCAGGTAGCCGGGAGCCAGTGATGGAGCTGGAGCCGCGCGAAGGCGGTCGCATGCACTTCAAGCTCGGTCCGATCGAGCTTTGGGTCGTAGGGATCATCGCCTTTGCCTTCATCGGTGGCTGCGGAAAATTCGTCAATAGCATCAACTCCAAGATGGACGAGATGGTCAAGGCGCAGCAGCAGCTGACCACGCAGCAGGCGGTGACCAACCAGCAGATCCTGACCCTCTCGGCGCAGCTCTCCGACGTGCCGGCGCTCTCCCAACGCGTGAGTAAGCTGGAGGTGCAGATGGAACAGCAGACCGCGGAGACGGCTGAACTGAGGCGACTGAGGGGGTTGAAATGAAGGACCAGCAGGAGGTACTGAACCTGGGCGGCGCGTCCATCGCCATGGCGCTGGTGGCGATCCTGGCCTACCTGTGCTGGACCCTGGCCACGCAGGAGATCCCTGCCTCCAACGAGAACATCCTGTTCGCCGTGGTCGGCGTGGTGGCCACGCAGATTACGCAGATCGTGAGCTTCTTCTTCGGGTCCAGCCAGTCCTCCAAGAAGCAGTCCGAGACGATCGACAAGCTGGCGCAGACCACCCACCAGGCCCAGTCCGCGGCGCTTCCGTCGGATAAGGCCACTGTCACCCTGGCGCCCGGCGCCAGCGCCACCGTGGAGGCGTCCGATGGCGGCCATCCTTGACCCCGTGCGCCCGTATCTGTGGGCGCTGAAGCTGGCCGGCTGGTGCCTGCTGGCGGCGGTGCTGGTACTGGGCGGCTGCCGCTGGGAGCATGCCCGCATGCAGGGCAAGGTCGAGCAGGCCCAGGCCAAGCAGAAGGCGGCCGAGGACCAGGCCGACGGCTACGTCCGTACCCTGAACACAATTAACGACCAGACCAAGGCGGCCGTGGCCGCCGCGGCGCAGGAGAAGGCCAAGGCCGACGCGGCGGTGAAATCCGCGCAGAAGGTGGCCGAGGAGTCGCGCCAGCGCGCTGCCAGCGCCGAGGCAGCGCTGCAGGCGGCCAAGCGCAACCCCACCTGCCGGTCCCAACTCGAGATGCAGCTATGCGACTCCATCCCCTTGCTGTGATCGCCGCGGCGGCTCTGGCCGGCTGCTCACCGGCGCGCCCGGATCCGCCGAAGGTGGTCTACGTGACCGTCGAGAAGACCGTGGCCGTGCCCGAGCAGCTGACCCGTCCATGCCCGGTGACGCGCCCGAAGCAGCGCCGCGTCGAGGATGTGGTGAGCGCCTACAACGCCAACGTGGAGAGCCTGACGCGCTGCAACGACCAGCTGGACAAGGTGCGGGAGCTGAGGTGATCGACTTCCACGTCCTCACGATGCCGGACATGCGGCAGGACTGGCTCAACCAGTCGGTCCTCAGCATCCTGGACGCTGCCAAGCAGGCGCAGGTTCCGGTGTCCGTCCGGCTGCTGCCCGGCATCGAGGGCCACATCGGTCGCGCGCGCAAGCAGGCATTCGCGGCCGGAACCCACCCATGGGTGTCGTGGGTCGATGGGGACGACTGGATCTCCCGCGATGCCATCGCCATGCTGGCCAGCCATATGGACGCCGCCCGCGCGGTCAGCGGCCGCGGAATCCATGTCCATGAGGACGGGCGCATGGTGCGCGCCTCGCGCGGGCTGGTGCTTGCGCGCCGGGAGGATGCGGACATATTCGACTGGGAGCGCTACCCGTACTGCGGCACCTGTTCGTTCCAGGATTCCCTCGGCGGCGTGCACGTCGACCACCATGGGTACTACCGCCGGAGGTATGATTCACCGGCACGCAAGCTGCGGGGTGATGCGCCATGTGGGTGAACATTTTCGAGCTGGGGACCGGATACCGGACCTGGGGCCAGCGCTCCAGTGACAACTGGTTCTGGGCGGGGGGCACGCCTTTCGCCATCAACAGCGCTGCGGATGCGGTGATGGTCGATGACTGCGACCCGGTGTTCTCCTACCAGGCCAGCGACCATGCGGTGATCCGCACGCAGTTCCCCAGCACCGCAGGCGTCAACATCCTGTACCTGGAGATCCCCGGGTGGGGTGTCGGCTCCAACAACTTCCGCATCCGGTGTGAAAGCGACGCCACGGACAGCGCGAATTTCGATCTGTGCCAGATGGCGATCGATGGCACCGACACGCCGGTCATCGGCACCATCATCAACAACTTCATGACGCCATCGGCGCCGCTTGAGATCGCCGTTTCTGGCAACGACGGAAACGACGGCATCGCCATCAAGGTGACCGAAAGCCAGGCCAACCAGCCGGCAAACTTCTTCGTGGAGCAATGGGTGGACAGTCCGGAAGAAGTCTCCTACAACTGCGAGTGCGACGACGAGTATCCGCGCAAGACGCTGGCGGAGATGCGCAAGTACGTGCTAACCCGGCTCGGCATGTATACGCCGACGCTGCTTCCTGGCACCAAGGACCTGATCGACGCCTTCATCGTGGATGCGCAGGAGCAGCTGTCCGAGGCGTACAAGGTCTTCCGCATGGAGCGCTTCTTCACCTGGAACCTGGTTCCCGGGGTGCGCTTCTACGACCTGGACGCCAACGCTGACACCTGCACCAAGAAGCTGGATCCGCGCATGCTGACGTGGGTCGGCATCTCGCAGCAGGATAATTTCTGGAGACCGCTGGTGTGCGGAATCCGGCCGGAGTTCTACTACTCCAACATCGAGTCATGGCCGACGCACTACGAGATCCGTCAGTGCATCGAGCTGTGGCCCGCGCCGTCGGACGAGAACTGGAAGCTTCGCATCAAGGGCTACTTCGGCCTGATGCCGCTGGTCGATGACGAGGACTACTCCACCATCGACTACCAGGCCATCCAGCTTTTCGCGCTTGCCAATGCCAAGGCGCACTACCAGCAGCCGGATGCGGCCAACATCATGGCGCAGGCCAACGCCTACATCAAAAGCTTGGTGGCAGGCCAGCACCAGACGCGCCGGTACATCCCCGGCGTGGACCTGTACGTGCCGCCGCCGCTTCCGGTGCTTACCGGTTATCCGGGTGACCCATGAGGGACTTTGCGATCTCCAGCGCGAAGTCCGGCATGAACCGCCAGCGCAACAAGGGCGGCGCGCCGAAGGACTCGTTCTACTCGCTGAAGGAGTGCTACGTCACCTCCGACCGCAGCGTGGTGCCGCGCCCCGGCACCGTGCGCGACGTGGCGCTGCCGGTTGGCACGAAGGGACTCATGGCCTTCCGAGGGAGGCTATGGGTGTTCTCCAGCGAGCCGCTGACCTCGCCGGACCCGAAGTACGTCATCTCCACCCTGCAGCACCCGGACCCGGCATCCACGGCCAACCTGAAGGAGATCCACTTCGCGCAGCCGTTCCTCGGCTTCCCCTACGTCGTGGCGGAGTTCGATGACGACCCGACGAAGTTCTACCACTACTGGCTGCAGGACACCGGCACCTGGCTGCCGAACCACATCTACGCCATCGGCGAGGTGGTGCAGCCCACGTCCCCGAACGGATACACCTACACCGCCACGCGCCTGGGCGCAGCCAACCCAGTGTGGGCTGCCGGACAGCCGCGCGCGATCGGTGACGTGATCGAGCCGACGGTGGCCAACGGCTACCAGTACCGCGTCATCGACGTGGCCGGCGACAACCCGGTGTCCGGGTCCATCGAGCCGGCATGGATCGCGCAGGATGGCGCCATCGTCTACGAGGACAACGACACCACCGGCACTTCCAGCGGCAGCGCTGCGCCGACCGTCCCGCCGTCGGTGAGCGACCGCTACAGCAACCAGGGCGGCTCTGGCGGCGCGATGACCAACAGCAACACGACGCAGGCGAACTGATGGCCACCCCTGTATGGACTCCCGGCACTCTCTACCCGAACGGCTCGATCGTCCGGCCGACTGCGCCGTCCGCGCCAGGGCCGGCCGTCATCGCCAACCCGACTTTCGATGCCGGGTCGACGGGCTGGGACCTGAGCGGCGTGGCCGCCTGGTCGGCGACCGGCGGCTTCTCCACCCCGGGCTGCATCCAGTGCACCAACGGCATCGGCGCTGTCTACCTGTCGGCATTCACCCCGGTGAACCCTGGCCAGTCGGTGACGGCCAGCTGCATGATCGGCACGCCAAACGGCAGCCCCGGCAGCGGCGGCGACGTGAACATCAACTGGTACACCGCCGCTGACGTTTTCATCTCCCAGTCGCAGGGGAACACCGTAAACCGGAATGGCGGCACCGGCTTCCGCATGTCGGCAGTGACCGCCAGCGCGCCGGCCAATGCCGCCAAGTACAAGATCGGCGCCGACGTGCAGACGGCCGGCACCGGCGCCATCGTGCGAGTGGACAACTTCACTACCTCCGTCTCCGGCGGCACGCTCTCTGGCCTGGTCTACCGCGCCACGCAGTCCGGCGTCGGCACCAGCGGCAGCAGCGAGCCGGCGTGGCCCGGCGCGGCCGGCGTCACCGTCAACGACGGCACCGTGGTGTGGGAGGGCGTGGTCGCAACCCGCATCACCTACCAGGCCGAGCCGATCCTGAAGTCCGGATCTGTCGAGCCGACCTGGCCCAGCGTGGTCGGCAACGCCGTGGCAGACGGGACGATCTCCTGGGTCGCCACCACGCGCCAGGTCACTGCGGCGCCGAACTCCAAGGTGGTGGCGATCGACTCCTCCAAGGTCTACGCCGCCGACAAGGACATCATCCGCTACAGTGCCACGGTCAACCCGCTGGACTGGACCACTCGGGATGATGCCGGCTACCTGCCCTCCGGCCTGACGCAGTACGGCAGCAACGACACCGCGGTGCTGAACCTGTACCGCGCCAACCTGGTGTCCTGGTCGGCCTCCACCTTCCAGAACTGGCAGGTCGATCCCGACCCGGCCAACATGGACAAGCTGGACGAGATGCAGGGCATCGGCTCGATCTACCAGCAGGCTGCGCAGCCGGTGGCAAAGGATCTGTTCTTCCTCGCCGCGCTCGGCTTCCGCACAGTCGGCATCTCCGCCGGCAGCACCAACCTGGTGAACGGTGATGCGGGCATGCCCATCGACCCGCTTGTGCGCGAGGAGATCGGCGATCTGACCACCAATGGCTACACGCCGCGTGGCCTGTACTACCCGTCGCTGGGCCAGTACTGGGGCGCCTTCGGGCCGCGTACCTTCGTCTACACGTTCGCCCAGCTCGGCTCGGTCGGCGCCTGGTCGGAGTACAACTTCCCGTGGCCTGTCGAGGGCCAGGCGCAGCTCGGAGATGACCTGTACCTGCGCTCCGGCGATGCGGTCTACCGAGTGGATCCGTCGCGGCTGGCGGACCAGAACGCCGACGGCGCCGACGTGGAGGTCGTGGCTGAGATCCAGAGCCACTACCTGGACATGAACAGCCCCGGGGTGATGAAGCAGATGCTCGGCTTCGACCTGGTGGGCAACGGCGTCGTGCGCGTCAGCTTCGGCATCAACCAGAGCGACCTGTCGGTATTCACCGACGACGCCAGCATCCCCTCGGACACCGTGCCAGGCATGGTGATCCCCATCCCGCTGATGGCGCCGTCGTTCTCTATGCGTCTTCGTTATAGCTCAACCGATAATCCGCAAGGATGGGAATGGCTCGCCTCGAACCTGTACCTGCAGGACATGAGGAAGATGTCGTGAGGATGGCCATGCCCGCCCGCGTGCGCGACTGCCGGCTGGAAGACCTGCAGGCGGTGTGCGCCGACATGCGCGAGGACGAGATCGAGCAGACGCTGGCGCTGGGCGTAAACGATCGCTACGACGCCAGCGCGGCGGCAGCGTCCCTGTGGCGCTCGCCAGGTCCAAAGATCACCATCCTGGATACCACGGGCGCCCCCATCCTGTGCGGAGGCGCCATGGAGGTATCCACTGGCGTGTACGAGGGCTGGCAGGTGGCCACAAAGACAGCCTGGGACGGCAACTGGCGGCACATCACCCGCGTGACCCGGTGGTTCATGGCCCGCATGTTCCTGCTCGGCGCCCATCGGATGCAGATCAACTCGCTTGCCAGTCGCCGCGGTGCTTGCCAGTGGTATGCCAAAGGTCTGAAAATGACCTTTGAGGGTATTCGCAGGGGTTATGGCCGCTGCGGGGAGGACATTGCCGAATATGCACGCCTGAGGAGTGATCCATGAGCGGTCCCAACAACAGCGCGCAGCGTGCAGCCCAGCGGCAGGAGCAAGAGCGGCAGGCCGCGATCACCCGCACCTCGCAAGGCATCGAGGACATCTTCTCCTCGCCAGAGCGCCAGCAGCAGTACGCCGATTTCGAGAACGCCACCCGCACCCTCGGGATGCAGGACCTTGCCGAGCAGAAGCGCCAGGCTGACCTGGGCAACAAGTTCGCGCTGGCACGCTCCGGCCTGACCGGCGGCTCGCGCGCGCGGGATCTCGGAACGGCCACCGGCGAGGACTACACCAAGGGCCTGCTGACGGTTTCCCAGCGCGCGCAAGCGGCCTCGGCGGACCTGATGAGCGCCGACCAGACCGCCAAGAACAACCTCCTGGCGCTGGCGCAGAGTGGCCTGGACCTGACCACGGCATCGCAGAATGCCGCCTCGGCCATGCGGGCCAACCTACAGGCCGGCGAGGGATCTCGGCTGGCCGGCGGCATCGGCGACGTGTTCGGCACCGCCGCGGCGGTCAAGCAGGCGTCCGACGAAGCGCGCATCCGCCGCCAGGCCGAGCAGCAGTACGGCCAAAGCAACTACTCCCCCTTCTACAGCTACGGGGCCAAGGGATGAGCGACCTGACGCTACGACCGCAGATCAAGGCGTTGCAGGCCACGTTGGAGTCCATGCCGCAGTCGCGCGACTTCGAGGCGTCGGTGGAGCATTTCTTCGGCGACGGCACGTACAGCAGGCTCATGCGCCTCAAGGCCGACGACCTGATCGTGGGCAAGACCCATCGGCTGGATCACGTCGTGGTGGTGCTGGCCGGCGAGATCGAGCTGGCCTGCGTCAGTGGCACTCGCACGCGCGTCATGGGCGGCCAGGTGTTCGAGTCCAAGGCTGGGGCCAAGCGTGCCATGTACGCTGTGACCGACTGCGCGGTGCTGACCATTCACCCCAATCCGACCAACACCCGCGACATGGCCGAGCTGGAATCGGCCCTGATCGCGCCGGAGGACGCACCATGAGCTGGGTAGCCATCGGAATCGCCGCTGCCGGTGCGCTGGCTGGACTGGCGCAGACGCAGCATGTAGCGCATCAGCAGGACCGCGCGCTGGCCGCGCAGATCACCGCGAAGGGCGCTCTCCAGAAGACCGCCGACGCCAAGATCGCACAGGCGGTGCAGGCCATGGCCGGCTCCAATGATGCCGCCGCGCGCCAGCAGTCGCAGCAGGCATACCTGGATACGCTGCAGCTCGCCAACCCGGGATCCGGCATCAACCAGGGGCCGGGCGCCTTCAGCGCTCAGTACCGGCAGGATGCGGCCAACGATGACGCGGCGCTGCGCCAGTACGGAGCCGACCGCGCCGCGCTGATGGCGCGCCTTGATGCTCCGAAGCTGCAGCGCATGAACGAAGGCATCCTGTTCGACAACACCCGCAACGACCTGCGGCTGATCGGCCGGGATGCTTCCGGTCAGGCATACCTGGACCAGCTCAAGTACAACTCCATCCAGAAAGACCCCTGGGTCACCGCCGGCATCCAGCTGGCGCAAGCCTATGGGACCTCCAAGGCGATGGGCGGCGGCGCCACCTCGGATCCCTACGTCATCCAGCGCGAGCCGATCGCGCTCCAGTACTGAGGCGCAGACATGGCAGGCAACGGATGGGCAAAGCTGGGCGAGGCGCTGGCGGGGGTTTCCCCGGCGCGGCGCGCGCAGATCGAGCAGGAGACGCAGAGCCGGCTGGCCCAGCGCGACCAGCGCGTGGCGCTCGCGCAGCAGGCGGTGATGAAGGCCCGCGACCAGGAGGGCTTGGGCCGCGCGTTCGCCGACCTGGGCATCGACAACCCGGACGCCGTGGCGGTCGTGGCGCGCTCCGGCGTCAACCCGGCGCTGACCACCCGGGCGCTGGGCGACGTGCAGGAGCAGCGCTTCCGACAGGCGGCGGTGGATGCCGCGGCCGGAGGCGACTTCGGCGCGTCCAATGCGCAGCTGATGGGCGTGGCCAGCGGCCCGGTCGAGGTCCCTAAGGTGTCCGGCGGCGTGCTGCTGGCCAACCGACTGATCCCCGGTGGCGGTGCGGTCACGGTCACGCCGGTGGGCGCGGCGCAGATCGCCGCCGACGACGCGCGCGGCCAGGCCGCCCTCATTCGCGCCCACCGGCCTGCGGCTGCCCGGAGCGGCGGCAGCGGCTCCAGCACGCCGCGCCTGTCGGACGTGGACAAGGTTGCGCTCCGCTCGGAACTGGCCGACCTGAAGCCGGAGATGGACGCGGCTCTGGATGCCGTGGCGCTCAACCAGGGCGCCACCTCCGGCCCCGGCGTGCGCAAGCTGGCCGATGCCCAGGCGGCGCTGGCGCGCCTGCAGCAGCGCCGGGACGCCATCATCCGGCGCTACGGCGGCACCGGCGGTGCCCAGCCGCCCGAGGAGGCCGGGGTCGACATCTACGGTGTGGCGATCCCGCCCGGATACACGCAGGAGCAGTTCTCCGCACTGCGCGACATCAACCTGGACCGACGCGCGCGTGGGCAGCCGTACCTCAACGGTGCGCAGGCCGAGCAGTTCCGCCGCACCGGTGCTGTGTCCATGGCAGAGCCGAACGTGCCGGCCAACGTCCCGGTGGTGGCGGGGCCTGCCGCTGCAGCGCCGGCTGCCGGCCTCGGGCGCTTGGCGCCGGCCTATGATTTCGTCAATGGCGGCTTCCAGGGCCAGAGCCAGGCGCCAGCGCAGGCACGCGGCGCGCCGGCCTCGAACGACACGCCTCCCATGGCCGGCGCACGCAAGGCCAAGGACGGGAAATGGTACATTCAGCGCGGTGGGCAATACTTCCGGGTGGACTGATTCATGGCAAAGCTGACGGCGGTTGACTTCGATCCGTTCGATGAGAAGAAGACCGCCCCGTCACTGACGCCGGTGGACTTCGACCCGTTCTCGGATGCGCCGCGCGCCGACTTCTCCGGGGTCAGTTCGCGGGTTATCCCAGCGGCACCGGAAGGGTTCCTTGACCGCACTGGCGACTACCTGCGCCAGCAGCAGGCCAAGCCACTGGCCCAGCGCCTGCAGGAGACGCCCGGGCAGATCCTGGGTGGCGTCGAGAGCTTTGGCCGTGGCTTGGCCTCCGGCTTCAACAACCTCGGCGGCAGCGCGGCGCTGATCGGCGCCATGCCCGTCGCCGCCGGCATCGACCTGCTGACCGGACACGCTCCCGGCACCGGGCCGGCAGGCGAGGCGGTGGGGCGCTACGTGGACTCTTCCTATGCCAATGCCCAGCGGCTGCTGGCGGAGGATCCGCGGCGCGACAACCCGCTAACCATCATCCCGCAGGCGGCCGGCGCCGTTATCCCGGACCTGGCGGCCGCCATGGCCACCGGCGGTGAGTCCGCGGCGGTGCGGCCGGCAATCCAGACCGGGCTGCGCGATGCTGTGCTGGCCAGCGCCGAGCGCGCCGTGGACCAGGGCGTGCGCGCCAGCATCATCCCCTCAGTCAACCGTGGCACGCAGCTGGGCCAGCAGGTCATCCAAGCCGGCGGCACTCCGGCGGAGGCCATGGCGGCGCTCGGCAGCGGCGCGGCAGCCAACTCGCTGGCGTTCCTGGCCCCGGCGGCGACCAGCGGCTCCCTGCCGGCGCGGCTGGCGCAGGGCGCCCTGGTGGAACCAGCGGCGGGCTACCTGCAGACCCAGCTGGAGAACCTGGCGCTCCCCGACCGTCTGGGCCTGGACCAGCAGTACGACGCACAGCAGGCCATCACCGATGCCTTCATGGGCGCCGGCCTGGGAGGCATGACCGGAGAGCGGGCGCCGGAGCCGTTGAACGACCCGGTGGCGATGCGCGGCGCGCCCGCACCGGTGAGCGACCTGTCGCCGTCGGCTCGCGCTGTCGGCGGATTCGATGAGGCGCGCCTGACGCCGGTGGAGCGTGCCCCGGAATTCGTGGATGAGCCGGCGCCGCGCGCCGCCGTCACGGCGCCTGCACCCGAAGCGCGAGAGACTGCACGCCCCTCCCCTGCGCCTGATGTGCGCGAGTCCGTCGCCCCCGACAGCGGCGCCGCGACGCTGGCGCGGGAGGAGGTTCTTTCTGAGCCGGCGACGGACACCCGGGTTGCGCTTGAGCCGCAGGCACCGCAGGAAACCCGTGAGGTGGTGGCCAAGACGCCTCGGGGCGAATTCCGCTTGGAGGACCGCCCTGCCGTCGCCGGCCGCGACTTCAGCGAGTTCGGACAGATCCGAGAGGTGACGGCCTACGATGGTGATACGCCCATCGGCACGCTGGTATATGCGAATGACGGAACCCCTCCAACCGTTGAGGTGAATCCGGAATACCAGCGCCGCGGCGTGGCAACGGCCATGCTGAAGCTGGCGCGAGAGCAGGGTGGCGTGCTTGGTGCTGCGGATACCGGAATGTCCGGCCGTGGGCGTCCAACCTACCGGACCGATGAAGGGCAGGCATTCCGCAGCGCGGCAGACGAATCCAGCGTGCAGTTCTTTGCCCCTGAACAGCAGGCTTCCCCAGCCGCCCCAGCCACTCCCCAGGCAGAGGAGGCGCTGGCTCCGGTTTCCCAGCCTATCCCCATGCCGGCAGCACCGCCGGCGGCCGAGGCGCCCCCGCCCGCGCCGCGCGAGTCCACCGGAATCAAGCATGCCGTCACCGACATGGAGCGCGCGCGCGAGGGCCGCGACCCAATCTCCCGCGAGCTGCGCCAGTCCAACGAGCAGACCTACGGCGAGGCGATGCAGCGGCGCACCGAGGATCCAACCTGGACGGCCTCGCTGATCGAGCGGCACAAGACCTCCACTACGCCGGGCACGCTGACGGCGACCGAGCAGATGGCGCTCCTGCAGGACAAGGTGGCGCTTCGCCAGGAGCGCGACGCCGCCGCCACCCGTGTGGGCAACGACAGGCTGCCGGAGAGCGAGCGCGCCGCGGCCAAAGCGGCGTGGCTGCGGGCAGAGCAGGCCATCAACGACATCGACGTGGTGACCAGCGAGGCCGGCTCGAACATCGGCCGCGCGCTGCAGATCCGCCAGCGCATGCTGCGCGACGACTTCAGCCTGGAAGCCATGGAGCGCCGCGAGCGCGCCGTGCGCGGTCGCCCTCTGACGCAGGCCGAGCATGCCCAGCTGGTGCAGCTGTCCGAGCGAATCAAGGGGCTGGAGCGCGACCTGGAGGCCGCACGCAAGGCTGTGGAGGACCATGACGCCACCCGGGGCGTGAAGCAGGCATACGAGTCCATCCTGAAGGAGGTGGTCGGCCAGTCGCGCACCGCGGCGCGCGCCGGCAAGCCGAAGCTCGATGTCATGCGCGAGCGGGCGGAGAAATCCCGCGCCGAGATCCGCAAGTCCCTGGGCCAGTTCAACTCGGGCGTGGACCCTGCCCTATTTGGGCACCTGGTCAACATCGGCGCCTACCACGTCGCCGACGGCGCGGTGCGCCTGAAGGACTGGATGACCCGGATGAAGGCCGAGCTGGGCGACGTGTTCGAGCGCGTGCGCGACATCCTGCCGGACGTGTTTGCCGCCAGTCGGATGAGCGATCGCGCGGCGGAAACCCAGTTCAAGGCCGATGCGCGCACCGGCGAGGCGCTGACGCCTACCGACATCGCCGCCGAGGTCGACCCGGAGAACGTCACCACGGCCAACGTGCGCGACCTGGCGCTGGCCCACATCCGGTCCGGCCTGCGTGGCGAGGATGCCGTCATGAAGGCCGTGCACGGCGATCTGGAGGACGCTGGCGCCGGCCTGACCGAGCGGGAGGTGCGTCAGCTGTTCTCCGAATACGGCCGGCAGCGCAATCCGACGCGGGATGCCGATCGCGCCGAGCTGGGGCGCCTGCGCCAGCTGGTGAAGCTGCAGGAGAGCATCGACCGCCTGACCACCGGCCAGAAGCCGCTGACCGGAGCGCGCCGCGGGCAGGTGGCTGAGGAGGTGCGCCAGAAGCGTGCGCAGCTCAACCAGATGCTGAAGCAGGCCGGCCTGAACCCGGCAGCATCACCAGAGCGCCAGGCCGCGCTGCGCCAGAAGCGCATCGAGAACTTGAACGCGCGGATCGCCGACCTGCAGGACCAGATCGCCACCGGGCGCCGGCCGGCGGGGCGCCAGCGCGCTGCCAGCGGCGATGCCGAGATCCAGGCGCTGCGCAACCGCATTAACGATCTGACCGCCGAGCGCAATGCCGTCGATGCCGAGGCGCGCCGCGCCGCGCGCGACCCGGAGGCCATCTACCAGGGCCAGCGCGGCCGCGCCATCGAGAGGGAGATCGAGAAGATCCAGGCACGCATCAAGGCCGACGACTACGCCCATGCGCCGCGCATGCCGCGCCAGCTGTCCGAGGCCAACCAGCGGGCCGCCTACGAACTGGACAAGGCGCGGCAGGAGTTCCGCAACCGGCAGTTCATGGCCGACCTGGCCAACCGCTCCGGCTGGGCCAAGGCGCTGGACAACACCAAGTCCGGCGTGAACCTGGCGCGCGCCATCCAGACCGGCCTTGACCTGTCCGGCCTGCTGCGCCAGGGCGGCGTGGTGACGTTCTCCCACCCCATCCGCGCCGGCTCTGCGATCCCGGACATGCTTCGCTCGTTCATTTCTGAGCGGAAGGCGCACGCCATCGAGCAGGACCTGAAAGCGCGGCCAAACGCGCCGCTGTACCGCAAGGCCGGCCTGGACATCACCGAATCCCACGGCGAGATGTCCAAGATGGAGGAGCAGTACATGACCAGGTGGCTGGATAGGCTGAACTACCAGCCAGGCCAGCCGGTGCGCAACGCAGCGCGCCGTACGGTCAACATCGCCCTTGGCCCGATACGCGGCTCGGGGCGCGCCTACGGAACCGTCCTGAACAAGCTGCGCGCCGACACCTTCGATGCGATGGTGGCCACGCTCTCGCGCGACGGTCAGGCGCCAACGATGGATGAGGCCAAGGCCATCGCCAACTACGTCAACGTGGCCACCGGCCGCGGCAACCCCGGTCGGATGAAGCAGTTCGCCTCGGACCTCAACACGGTGTTCTTTGCGCCGCGCCTGGTCCTGAGCCGTTTCCAGTTCCTGACCGGCCAGCCGCTGTATGGCGGCACGGCGCGCACGCGCGCGCTGGTCGCGCAGGAGTATGCCCGCTACCTGACCGGCATGTCGCTGGTCTACGGCCTTGGCTACTTGTGGCACCATGCCCAGGACGAGGACAAGGACGAGGA